TCTATTGATTTGGGTATTTCTGATGCTCGTTGGAAAGATCTCTACCTTGGTGGTGGTGTTTATGTTGGTGGCACTGGTAGTGCAAATTTTTTAGACGATTATGAAGAAGGTACTTTTACACCCTCTTTTCTTATTGGTGGATCAACAGCAGGTATATCAGTATCTAATCAAGAAGGTAAATATACAAAAATTGGTAATATATGTCATGTCATTGTTAGAATAAATTTATCTAATAAAGGTTCAAACTCAGGTGCTGTTACTGTTGGATTACCTTTTGCTTCAGCAAATACAAGTGGGCAAGGTGGTATTGTGTCTTTTCCTTATACCTTTAATTTTGGTGGAAATACTGTAGATAATAATATATCAGGATTTTGCCAACAAAATAGCTCAAGTTTTGGACTTTTTCATCAAGCATCTGGTGGTAATGTTGAAGGTGGTGATCTTAACAACAACACTCAATTTAATTTTACTTTAACTTATCAAACAACTTAGGGGATTAAAATGGCATTAACAGAAGAAACAATAGAAGATAAAATAGAAGTAGTTGGAGATTATAAAATAGTTCAAGTAAGAACTGCAACTGTTATTAAGAAAGATGAAGTAGAACTTACTCGTTCATTTCATCGTCATGTTGTAAATCCAACAGATGATACATCAGGACAATCTGATGAAGTAAAAGCTATTTGTAATGTAGTGCATACAGATGCAATTAAAGAAGCTTATAAGAAACACTTAGAAAACCAATCAGGAATATAAAAGGGTAATATGTTTGACCCTATTACTATTGGAGCTGCACTAACAACAGCAAGCACAGCATTTGCAGGTCTAAAGAAAGCATTTCAAGCAGGTCGTGATATAGAATCTATGACAGGTGATTTATCTAGGTGGATGGGTGCAGTATCAGATATAGAACAAAAAGAGAAATCTACAAAAAACCCACCTATCTTTCGTAAAGTATTTGGGTCAGTAGAACAAGAAGCACTTGAAGCATTTGCTGCTAAGAAAAAACTAGAAGAACAAAGATATGAACTTAAAACCTTCATTCAATTTACACATGGTCATAAAGCTTGGGATCAGTTGTTAGCAATGGAAGGTAAGATTAGAAAAGCTAGACAAGAACAGTTATATAGAAGACAAGAGTTTAAAGATAGATGTATAGAGGGATTATTTATATTATTTTTAGTATGCACTATAATAGGACTAGGTTGGCTTGTGTGGTATCTTAAATCAATACAGGAGTAGTAGATGGAAATAAGTATGTGGATGTTCTGGAACATCATCTTAACATTAGTTATAGCTCCTGCTGTATGGGCATTCAGAGGACTTATACAGGAAGTAAAACGTATAGACATACTACTAAATAAAACAAGAGAGGAGTATGCTACTCGTAAAGAACTAAGAGATGATCTTACACAGGTTATGGATGCACTACACAGAGTAGAAGATAAATTAGATAAAGTATTGAGCAAGGATTAAGTAAATGGCAAAAAGAGAAATGACAGCAAGAGAAGCCAAACAAAACCTTGAACCTTTTGGTTACAAAGGTCCTGCTAAGTGGGCATCAATAGATGCTTTTGTAGAGGCTAATCCTAGAGCTAAAGCTGCAGTTACTGCTAACAAAGGAATGTTTGTACAAAGTGAAGCACTAGGTTTTGCACAAGGTGGAGCAGTAGAACCATCTGAAGAAGCTATCAAGAAACTAGCTGACCTACAATACTTGTCGTATAAAACTGGTGTGTCTACTGAAGAGTTTAGAGCTGCAAAAGAAGCTGTTGGTATTAACCCTGATCACATGACTTTTGATGAAAACAAACGTGATGAATATGATCCTAATGCTGTTACAGATTTACTAGCTAAGTATGGTTATACTAATAGTGGTAATCCACTAGAATTTTATGGAGACAATAAAGCTACAGATCCTGTTGCTAATGCTTTTGTTGAAAAGGATAAACAAAAAGGAACATCTATTAATAATAACGCAGCTAATAAACTTTTTGCAGAACAAGTTATGGCTGATCAAGGTATTACTGCAGATCAAACTAGTTATGTAACTGTTGGTGAAATGGGTATGACTCTTGATGATCTCAAGAAGGGTTATCAAAGCAGTATACAAATTGCAAATGATGCTTGGGGTAATAGTGGTTATGAACCAGAAGGCACAGACATATTAGATACAGTTTATTCTCCAACAAAACCTAAACCAGATCCTACTCCCACTACTCCTCTTCCTACTAGTATTCCAATAACACCTAATCCACAAGAGGTAGAACAGGCTAAAAAAATATTTGGAGCTGATGGTAAAGTTACATTACCCACTGGTTATGAACAGCCTGTACAAAAAATGGTTATGCCACAACCTTTTCAACCTACTTCTCCTGTCGCAGGAGTAACAACTGCACAAGCTCAAACCTTTGGCAATAATCAAGGACAACAGTTTGCAAAGAGAGCTATAGATCAGGCTCAGTTAATTCAACCACAAACACTAGCAGAAAAAACAGCTGCAGGTATAGCACCTACAATACAGCAAAGACTTTATAGAAATCCACAAGGTATGACTACGTATGTTACAGGAACAGTTAGTCCTGATGGTAAGTTTTCTCCTACTACTCCTGTACCACAAGGATATACACAAGCTCAACAAATGCAAACAGGTGGTGTGGCTACTCAGAAATTTACTATTCCTAAAGTTGGGGTAGAAGCAAGTGGAGAAAAGAAAGAAAGTGTAATAGAGGGACAACCACCTGTAATAACACAACCCTACTACCCCTCTGTTACTCCCGAAGAAATAACTACACCAATTTATACACCACCTACAGTGTCAACAGATTCAAAAAATCCTACAGTTAATGTTGGTGGACAACAGTTAACAAAAGAGCAAGTAGCTCAAGGACAAGCAGATCTTACAGCAGGTGCAGTGTTAAATCCTGCAGGTACAGTTGCTGCTGCTCCTGTTGCTAATATTAATCCTGATGCATCAGGCACTGTATTATCAGCTACTACAGGTCAAGCATTAGGCACTGCTCCTATCGTTACTACTCCTGCACAAGTATCTACAGCTGCTACAGCAGATAAACCATCTGATGCTAAAGCTACTACTGCTGATCTTCAGAAAGCACAAACATCTGTAACAGCAGCACTAGAAGGTGGTCTTGATCCACAACTTATGATAGATAGTGTTGATGGTATTGGTGATGCTAACTATGATCCTAAGACTGGCAAGATAAAAATAAAACAACAGATTGCTGTACCTATAAGTCCGGGTGAAGATCCAAAATTTGAAACTATAGAACAAGAAGTAACACCTGAGCAATTTGCAAATCAATATGGGCTTAATACTAAAGACTTTACATCAGGTGGAGTACAAGCTGCTACCTCTACAGGTCCTACTAAAAAAGTTGTAGGTCAAACAAAAACTGATACTGCTGTTTCAGATTTAGATGCAGCTCAGATAGATCAAGCTCAAACAGTAAAAGAAATAGATGATCGTAAACTTGAAGCAGGAGAAACTGTATCAGGTAGTGCTGTTGATCAAACTAAAGTAGGAGAAGCATTTGGTACTGGTGAAGTAAAAGCTGCATCTGTACAAGATGAACTGACTACTTTAATGGGACAGTTTGAAGGAGGTAATACACCATCTTGGGCTGCAGGAGCTATGCGTAAAGCAAACATGCTGATGGCTTCAAGAGGTTTAGGTGCATCAAGTATGGCAGGTCAAGCTGTAATACAAGCTGCAATGGAAGCTGCATTACCAATAGCACAGATTGATACTGCTAATAAACAACAGATGGCTCTAGCTAAAGCTGAACAAAGAGCTAAGTTTTTACAGCAAGATTTTGATCAAGCTTTTCAAGCTAAGGTTATAAATGCATCTAAGGTTAGTGAGATTGCTAACATGAACTTTAATGCTGATCAACAGGTAGCATTAGAGAATGCTAAGATGGCACAGACAGTTGATCTACAAAATCTTAATAATAAACAAGCATTAGTAATGGCTGAAGCTGCACAGTTATCTCAACTTGAAACACAAGGTTTAAGTAATTTACAACAAGCTCAAGTAGAGAATGCTAAAAACTTTTTACAAATAGATATGGCTAATCTTAATAATGAACAACAAACAGAGATATTTAAAGCTCAAACAATAGCTAATACTATTTTAAGTGATACAGCTGCAGCTAATGCAAACGAACAGTTTAATGCTTCAAGTCAGATGCAGGTAGATCAATTTAATAATACTATGCAATCTCAACTTAATCAGTTTAACTCTGCACAACTTAATGCTATGAATCAGTTTAATGCAGGTGAAGCTAATGCAATACAAAAGTTTAACTCAGAGTTACAAGCAGGTAGAGAACAGTTCAATGCTCAAATGTATGCACAGATAGCACAAGCTAATGCTAAGTGGAGACAAGATACAGAAACTATTAATACTGCAGCAGCTAATGAGAGTAACTTTCAATATGCTAAAGATGTTAATGGATTAACTAATAAAGCTATTGACGAGTTATGGCAAAAAGAAAGAGACTTAATGAGTTATTCTTTTAATGCAGCTGAGTCTGCAAAAGATAGAGTTTTAAGTATTGTTTTAGGGGATAAGAATCTTGAAGCAGTCAGACTTCAATTAGAACAAAAAGAAGCTGATGCTTTTACAGAGAATATATTTGATTTAGTATTTGGTGGTTTTTCTTTATTTAATAAATCTTAATGCTAAATGTTATTCAGAAGTTTAATAGTTATAGCTTCGTTATTATTAATATTAAAAGGGACAGATATGGCTAGTATATATCAAAAGGCTTACAATAAATTATTACAACAAGAGAGTGATACATCTTATCCGGCAAGGGTGGATAAATCAACTGCACCTATGTCTAGACCAAGTGGTTTAGGAAGTAAACAATATGCCAGTCCTGAAGGTCAAATAGCTAATATACCTACAAACATAGCTATATATGAAAGATTTATGGATATTAGAGAGCGTAATAAAAGTTTAAAAGAAAATTACACAAAAGAATTAATGAGCAAGATGAAAAAAGGTTCAGTTAAAACTAGCTCTGGTCAGGACTCAGAATTAATTAAAACTTCTAACATAAAAGATAGTGGAGAAAGACCTAATAGATACTATGAAGATTTACAAAAAGAATTTCCTAATTTATCCACAAAACAAATAAGTGCTATTATTGGTAATCTGGATCATGAATCTAAAGGATTTACTGAGTTTTATGAAGAAGGTGTTTCAGTTGGTGGTGAGGGTGATGCACAGTGGACTTCAACTAGAAGAAACGCATTTAGAAAATTTACAAAAGAAAATAATTTAGATCCTAAGAGTTATGAAGCAAGCAGGGACTTTTTAGTTTATGAGTTAAATAATGATAGGACACATGGTTTTGTTAATTGGAAAGGTTTTGATAGCTTTAATGATCCCTCAAAAAGTGTTGAAGAATTAGCAGTAATTTTTGAGGATAGATACTTAAGATCTAAAACTAAAAGATTAGAAAGAAGAAAGAAACTTGCCAAGGGTTATTATTCAGAGTTTAGTGCAAGAAATAGAGAGGAATAATAGATGCAGTTTAATAGAGCAATACCGGGTCAGTCTTTAACAACACCCCCAAAGAGTGCGCCATACGAAAGACCACCACAAATTTCTGATCCTTTAGAGGCTATTGATTATCATTTAGAGCAGTTAGATGACCCTAAAGCTGTAGAAGAATTAATGTTTTTTCTACAACTAGGAATAGATTTATCAACATTAGTGGAGGGTGTTGCTAGGAAAGCTGTGCTTGATGGTATACACTCTATAGATATTAGTCTATCTATTGCCCCTGTAATACACGAGTATATCAAAGGTTATGCTGATGCATTAGACATAGATTATGATGAGGGGTTTGAAGATAAAGAAGAAGAAGAAAACATAATGTATGGAAGAAGGTTACTTCTTGCTAAAAAGATGTTAGCTGATCAAAAAGAAAGAGATTTTGAATATGATGAAGAAGCAGGATTAACTAAACAAGAGGGTATGAATTTTCTTGATGAGCGTGGTAATATAAGAATGCAGAACATTCCAGAGGTAGAACCTAAAGGTAGAGTTGTAGATCCTGATATGCCTGTTGAAGAAGACCCTGTACTAGAGGCATCAAATGAACCTAAAGGATTAATGGCGAGGACATAATATGGTTAAATTAACAGCAGTAGGTTTAAGAAACTACATAGATAAAACAAGAGCAAGAAGAGATGCTAGAGAAAAAGCCGTTATGGATATTTATGCTAAATATGGTAGCTCAGGTTTAAGTAAAATATTTCCTATGGGTAGTGGGTCTTCCAACATAAGTAGAACAAAAGAACAAAAACCAACTGTAGGGTTTTCTAAAATAAAAAGAGATAGTTTAAATCCAGTATTTACAGAACAAGATGTTAGTATGGAAGAAGCAGGTTATTTAAAACTACTTAGAAAACCTCCCTATAATATAAGTGATGAAACTGTTGCCAGACTTATAGCTAATGGTGATCCTACTATTTTTAAAAGGATGTATGAAAAAGCTCAAGAAAAAGCTAGATATTATGAAGGGGAATTAGGAGCAGCAGCACCTGAAAGTATCATAAGCACTATTTTAGAAAAATCTGCAGAAGTTCCTGCAAGAGCAGGTGGTAAATTAAATATAGATAAAATAGAATCTTATATAGGTAGAGAGATGGACTCTATGATGAAGTCTATTATTCAATCACAAAATATTAGTAGAGGTCAAGTAGTATTAGGTGATACTTTTTTAACAAAAGATCTTGGACCTGAGAAAGCAAAACCTTATATTGATGCAGCTGTTAGTTATTCAATTATGTTTGCACAAAACGCTGATAAAAGAATAAAAGATGAGTTACAAAAACTTACACTGATAGCACAACCTAAAGATCAAAATGTAAGGGGTCGTGCTTTAACAGATAAAGAACTAGCTCAACAAAAGTTTTTAATAAATTACGGACAGCAATTGGAAGATGCTACTAATTTTTATAAAGAAACCGATAATCCTATAAGATTGTTTGGGTTATATGGTATAACTGGTTTAATGGCTGAGGCTGAAAGAATGCCTAGGTTATTAAATGAACCTCTTGTAAAACAGTATACGGGACTATATGGTGGTGTAGCAGGGGAAGATTCTAGAATGATATTAGAGATTCCTGTATTTCGTGATGAAATAGAAAATGTGCAAGCAGTATTATTAGATGGATACAAACCTTCACAAATACCTCCGTCTCAACAAAGTTTTTTACACAGATTATTATATGGAGGTATTCTTCATAGGGATCAGGTTATACAACTAATTGCAGGAGAAAATTTTAGTGATGAGACTACTATAGGTATGAAATTAGGTAATCCTTTTTCTAAAAACAAGAGATTTTAAATGGAAATAGATTGGAATAAATTAACATCAGAAACAAATAATTATCCACTGCCTATTACTGGTGGTAATATTACTAGTGAAGAAGAAGATCAACCTGTTTATGTTCCTGTTGAACTTGATGAAACAGCTTATGAAGATTTAGATAAAATATTTGCTACTGATTATAATAATAAAAGATTAACTAAAGAACAAATACTTAATGACAGAAGATTTGTTAATGTTATTAGAAATAATTTATCAGCAAGATATACACCGGGTGATACATTAACTAGAGCTAAAAGAGTTGGTGTTGGTTTAGCAGGTGGTGATTTTGGTGGTATCTATGGTAGAGATTACATGAATATGGATGCTGAAAGATTATTTGAGATATGGCAAAACTATCAAAGATCTTTTAGTGCAGGTCAAACTGTTACTGTTGGTAATGAAATAGCATATAGTATGAATGCTTCAGATGATACCAAAGTTAAGTTAGGTGCAGGTTATAAATTATTTGATCAGATGACTAATGCTTTTACTGGCGATGGTAGTTGGGCAGAGATGGCTGATGCTACTTGGGATTATGCAAAAGCAGGTGTTTATGATCCTGCAACACTATTAGGTTTTGGGCTTGGAAAGTTGATGGGTTTTGGTGCTACTAAAACCTCAGCTCAAGCTGCTAAATCTTTAATGAAATCAGCTTACACAGAAGCTATAAAAAAGGGAGCAACTACATCAAGTGCTAAAGTAATGATTGGTAATGCTATGAAAAATAGTTTACCTTTCGCTTTTATAGATGCAACTATTGGTGGTGGTATTGATGCTCTTTCTCAAATGCAGTTAATAGATGTTGGTGTTCAAGAAGAATATAGTTATGCTCAAACTGCTATCAATGCAGTAGCGCAGATGCTTTCAATACCAATACTTACAGGTATGGGAGCTACTGTAAAAGAACTTAGATCAAGTGTTTTTAAAGATACTTTTTTAGGCTATCAAAAGTTTGATACAGATTTACTTAATCTTGGTTTTGATGAAGCTAAAAAGAGAATGAAACAAAGAATGAATACTAATGTTATTGTTGATGCATTAGATGATACTTTTGGTTTAATTAAAGGTGACAGTAAAGATTTTTTAGTTTGGGATAAAATAAAAGAAAGAGCAAAGAAAAGAATAAAAGGTCAGACAATCACACCTCAAGAACAAATTAATGCTTTTTATAGATATTTATTTTTAGGAAATCCGGGAGATAAAAACGGAAAAGGTAGAACCAAAGGATTATTTGAAGCACTAAATGATGCAGGTTTTACACCACACCCTGCTATGATAGAACAGTATGGTAATATTACTGGTGTATATGCAAATGCAATGAAAGAGTTTTTAAGTCCTGCTCAAGTTAAAAAGATAGTAGCAAAGTGGGAAGCAGAGACTGGATATAAATTAGATTTTAGTCAGATAAGTTATAAAAATAATGATCCTTCACAACCAAAAATTGAGATTGTCCCATCTTCTAAAGTAACCCCATTGAGTTTATCTTCTCGTTGGGTACTATCAATAGGGGATGCAGCTGAAAGTTTATGGTTGCCATCTGAATTAAGTAGGTTACAAAAATCAGGAGTTGATGTTAGAGATGCTATAGACATTGCAGCTGGGAATGCAGGTAAAGAAGACAGTCCTAAAAGATTTCAGTTTGGTTTATCTGTTTATAAAAGATTGTTAACATCTCACTTATCAACAACTGGTGCTAACTTAAAAGGTTTTAAAGGACTGGTTGGTTTAAATACTTATGCTGATTTTTTTACAGGTGCTATTAATTTAAGTCAAAGTAAGTTTTATAAGTACGGATTAAATGATCCTAAAAAGGCAGAAGAGTTTTATAATAAGTATTATGGTAGTGTTTATGGTGCTTTACGTAGAGGTGTTGATGTTATTTCACCAGACATTCCTATAGAATATGCTGATTTAATATTAGATATGAACCCTAAACTTGAAGCCAAATTGTTTAGAGATATAGCAGGTGATGGTGGTGTAAGAGAATCTTTTGAACATTTTAATTTAGACAAAGCAGATATGATAACTTTTGGTATAGGTAAGGTTATGGATGCTGCAACTAAGGGCGCACAAACTTTAACATTTGTTAGGCTTCAAGATGATTTAACTAAGCGTTGGTCATTTGGTTCTAACATGAATCAATACATAATGAGAGACTATGGAATGACTCCAGAGCAATTTTTTTCTCAAGTAGATGTATCAATAGAGATGGCATCAAAGAAGTTTCAAAACTTATTAGACAAAGCTGCATATAGAACAATGAGAGAAACTGCATCTGTTAATTGGTCAACACTGCCTGCTAAAAATGGTATGAGAGCTGCAGCTAGAGTCTTTGAAAAATTTACAAATACCACACCTGCAGGTTTCGTAGTACCATTTGGAAGTTTTTTAAATACTACTCTTGCTACTATGGGAGACATGACAGGTATAAACGCTTTTAGAGCTAGTTATAGATCTTTAACTGGAAAGAAAGCTGATTTTGCTGATCCAGAAGTATCAGAGGCTTTTGGAAAATTTGCTGCATCAATGAGTTTAGTTTCATTAGGAGTTTTTGCTGCAAGAGATAGAATAGATCAAGGATTAAGTTACTCTCAAGAAAGAAATAATGAAGTATTAAAAATAGGACCTTACTCTATTGGTGGTGGTCAAGATATGGGTGACATAGAAGATAAAACCTATGATTGGCCTGTGTCTACTATCAGACTATTATCTCAAATTACTGCACATGCTATAGGAGAAACTAACGATTTTAATGATTTTCAATTTAGAAGAATACCCAAAGATCTTTTAGCTGAGTTAGCTATTCAAACAGGTGGACAAGCTTTTAGAGACTTGGATATGGCAGGAAGTGTTCTTAAAAATGTAGCTAATAAATTAATGGAGGGTGATGCAGGGCCACTTATAGATTTTTTACAAGATTCAAGAAGTCGTATAATACAAGGTGCAACTAGACCCTTTGATACTCCTAATCAAATTATAGGTATGTTTACGGATGCAAATATGAATCCTAACTTAAAAGAAGGTATATTTTTGCAGGGAGAAGCAATGAGGTATATTAATAATTTACCTGCTTTGTTTGGTATGCAACCATTGTCAGAGGGTTTAACAGAAAAAGCAACACCATTTAGAGGTACTGATAAATCTTTAAATGTAAGTAAAAATGCTTTAGGTGTTCGTGTAATTGAAGAACCTAATACTATTGAAAGAATGGTTAATGTTGCAGGTATGAAGTGGTACGATATTTATAGAGTGGATGCTCCTAATAGTATACGTAATCAAATGAATCAGATAGCCTATCCCTTTTTTGAATTAAGAGCTGACGAAGCTTTAAGAAAAAACCCTGACTATTTTGATTTAGTTCCTAATACTCAAAAAGAAATATTAGTAGATATAGCAAAAAAAGTTAAGGAAGATGTATTAAAACAAATGGAAGCTTCTGTACCAGAGTCTATTAATATTATGAGAGTTCTTAGTAATAAGAATGAGAAAAAAGTCAAAGCTATAATTAAAACTTTACGACTAGAAGAAGATAATCTAGAAGATATTATTAAGAGACCAGATGCACTAAAAGTCCTCAAAACCATACAATATCTTCTAGATAATTATGGAGATTATGATGGAGTTGAAAAGTTTTTTGACTAATCTTCTTGATCTAATAAACTATCTGCCCATTCATAAGACTCTTTAGCTACTTCTACTTTATTTGTTTTACCCTTAGCAATTAGACCTGACATTGCTTGTCCTGCAAGATAACGTCTAGTTGTTAAGGGTTTTGCTTTTCTAGTAGGTTTTACTAGTCGTAGTCTACGAAAATTTTTAGCTTCCTGTTCTAAATTTTTCCACTTCATCTCTTTGTATCCACCTATTTTTAAGTCTGTTTAAATACCATAGTGCTTTATCAATGTCTTGAAGACCATTCTTATACTCACATCTCCATAAATACTTTAATACATTTGCAGCATGTGGTGCTATATCGCCAGACATTTTTTCTGTCATAGCTTCTATAGCTTCAATACATTCTAAATTACCCCTGTTATAATGTTTAGGATTATTAACCGGATCGTTTTTCATAACTCCATATTCTCCTGTAAATATTTCACCACCTTTATCGTCAAGATAACCACCCATTGTAGGATTGCAGATCTCACATTCAGGGCAGTTTAGATCATCATCTAAATAATTACCACACATAGAACAAGTATCTTTAGCATGTATTGTAACCATATTACACTCCTATATCTACAATCTCACATGAGTCACCACTACAAGCCATAGTTTGACTGCCTGATGTGGTATCGATCATCTCATACTCTCTTAACTTAGACCAGTTAATTCTAGTATTCATTTTAGAAAGCATATCATCATATTCATCTTTTGTACACTCTTGATAAGGTGCTTGCTGATAAACATGATCAGAGTGTGGTAAGAAAGACACACCTGACATTTTGTTAAAGTGTTTAAATACAAATGCACCTACATCTAACCACTCGTTTTCTTTAACACTAACAGTAATAGATGGTTTATGCTCACACCAATGCTCTTGATATATTAACCAGATGTTTAACTGATCTATAGCAGATAGTTCATCTCTAACTCTAGAACCTTCAGGTGATTTCATAGGAAAGCTAAATACTGTAGTAGTATCAGGTTTCATTACACATGGTTCACTAGGCACACCTTGATCTATCATAAACTTTGTTAATGGATCTTTGTTATCACCACGCACTGTTCTTATATAATACTTAGAATGTCTGGCATGAATACCACTTGCTGAGTCACATAGCTGTGATACTGTACCACTAGGTTTAACACAAGTAATAGCAGTGCTTTCTTGTATACCAAACTCTTTAGCATACTTTTTATTAGTGTCAATAGCTACTTGTTTAAATCTTGATAGTCTTTTATCCATATCAACTAGGTAACAATTAGTATGTATGTTATCCATAATACCTGTAAGACTTACACCAAGTAATCTTTCTTCTTCAGTATTGTTTTTCCATATTTTTCTCAGATACGGAAAGTCTGTAAGTGTAGCTTGAGCTGTTCCTAATATCGTAGCAAGTCTGATTTTATTCTCTATATCTTTATCACTATCACCCTCTTTTACTACTACCTCTGTTAAGTTACAGAATTGATAAGGTCTTAGTATTATTTCACTACAAGGGTTAGTGCCAAAGTCATAGTTAGGATCTCTTCTTTCATTTTTTGCAGCTTGTTTCTTAGCAGATACTCTATTGAAGATACCTCTTTCACCTGACTTAGATTCTACTAGTGAAGTCCACTCTCGTAAAAATGTTTCTGAATCAGGTTTGTCTGTATAGACCACAGAATTATTAGACAATGCCATATGTGGTGCAGTCTCCCACCATTGACCAGTCTTAGCATGACGCATTCTTATATCAGATAGGTTAGATAAACTAATCATGGCTGATCTTCTAACACCACCTACTACTACAATCTCACCAACTTTACACATAATACTGTGACAATCATAGCTAGATAGCTTTCTACCTTTTGCTTCTTTAAACATATTAATAGTAAACTTAAATAGATCTACAAGTGGAGCAGGACCTGATGCTCTACCACCAAATGTTTTTAGTCTAGCACCTGCAGGTCTAATTAAACTAACGTCATAGCTTGGTATTTCACCTGCATACAGTAACGCAATGAGCATACGGAATGCTCTTGCCCAACCCTCTTTACTATCTCTAACGACAATAGTAGTTTGACTTTCAGATAATACTTCAGGTACTTCTGGTAGCTTATCTACATACTGTCTTTCAACTGAGAACCCTACACCAGTACCACATAGTAGTATGTACATAGCTTCATCAAAAGCTTTTATGTCATCTACTGGTAAATAACTACAGTTATAACCTGCTGTATTATCTCTATCTAAAGCTTTACCTGCAGTCATTAAAGCTCTCATAGATGGCATAACATCTAGGTTGTGTATAGCTGCCCATACATCGTTACTATCTTTGTCATCTAGACCAACCTTTTCAGCCATGTAATCTACATACCTAGTAACAGTTTCACTCCACGTTTCTCTTCTGCCCTCGTCATCTAGCCAACGTGCATATCTTGATGTTGCAATAAAGTTTTGGTAATCTGTTGGTAGTGCATTACTCATCTATTATCTCCTGATCCTTTTATCATATTTCTATTTTTTCTATCTTGTAGTTTTCTTATATTAATATTCATTATAGTATTTAAATCAGAACCTATATGGTTAGCCAAAGCAGTGAGATAAAAAAGAACATCACCAAGCTCCTTAACAATATCTTCTTTTGAATAATCTTCATCTCTAAAATACTTTTTAATTTTTTCTGCTACTTCTCCTGCCTCTCCAACTAAACCTAGTGTATTTTCTACTAATCTAAAATCACCTGATGTGATAATTAAATCTTCAACTGATTTTGCATAAGCTTCTAGTTTATCGTATTTAATTTTTTCACTCAATCTCTTCTCCTTACTACGTCTATATCATCAATCTCTAGGTCATCCACATCATAAAGAGCAGACTCTATTATACTAGTAATAGTATCTATATTAGATGTGTCTCCTACTTCTAACATGTTAGAGTCATCATCTACGTTTATGTTTATTACAACTTCATACTTCATAACAAGAACCCCTAGTTATACTTAAATATTATTAAATGTCAACTGCCATATTCAGCTTTTAATCTTTCTAATGAAACAAATTCTGGATCGTATGCACCACTACTTATGTTTCTTTTAATTACTACACCTTTCCACCACTCTAAATTAGCTTGTCCTGCCCACCCCTCTTGACCACCTTTAAAACAACCTGCTACTAATCCTATAGATGGGCTAGGAAATGCATCATCTTTAAAGTAAAGATGTCTTCTGTGACTATGTCCTACAGTAGTGGAAGAGTGTCTTTTCTTAATCAAACTATAAGCATGGTGTTCACCTGACATAGCAGTGCCGTATGCACCAGTTGCTATATAGTGTGCATAAGATACACCATCTTTTGTAAATACATCTGGTGCTGAGTTTTTGTATTCATAGTATTCATCAAACCAAGTTTTAGTTTGGAGGTGACTAAAACTAATACCATATTTTAAACCCTCTAGTCTAGGATCAAACCCCACAGCCTTTTTTATTCTATGTTCATGATTACCCTCTGCTCCAAAGAAAGCAGGTCTTTTTCTCTTCATCTTTTTAAACTTATATCTGATACGTTCTTGAGAATCATTATAACTATTAATATCTTTTTCATAGTTTTGTGATGCTATTGCAGTAGGGTACTTTGTATCGTAACTGTTTAGTGATCTCATGTCTGCTCCATCTCCAAGATCAATCACATAGTCAGGTTTAATATCATATATCATTTCACCTAACCAAGTAAATCTCTCATTAGATACCTCTGGATCTGCATGAGCGCATGTGTATACTACTGCTGTCTTACTCATGATAAAAGTCCTGTATAATTACTGTCCCTCATATCTATTTCTAATGCCTCCATGTTGTTGTCAAAATAGTTCTTCCATTGATATACTTGATCAAGAGTCTCAAAGAAAAACTCATGATCTATAAGCTTGCCATCTACTTCTACTTTACAAACAGCAAACCATTCTAGTTCACCTATGTGAGGATACTCTTCAATATCTTCAGGTGGTAAATCTGTATAGTGATATGGACCTTCTGTCATTGCCCATATTTTCATCTTATTAATTTCCATTTATTTTCCAATCTTTTAATAAATCCATGTAGTGTTCTACTCCTATCATTACAACCCAAGGTCTATAATCTGATCTATAGAATACTACTGGTTCTCCACCTTTACTTAAACTGTGACTGTGTGCTTGTTCCATATAAGTGTACACAGTTTTTAATTCATTCTTACGTCTTTTAACTTCTATTGATAATGGTATTCTTTTTTTAGCTTGTGGAGATAATTGTATATCTGCACCTGTATCACCCATAATAGCAGACTTAATATCATCTTTTTCAAACTGAGGAAAAGACTCTAGTAATTTGTCACGTATTTCTTGTTGACCTAGTCTGCCTTTTGCTTTAGCTGATCTGCTCATGTGTCACCTCTTTTACTTTAGGTTGATTTTTTACCTTGATAAGAAATTCAGGACCATAAGAATATAGAAAAGTTCTCATCTCAGGCCAACAAGTTTTCTTATATTCACAGTAACTGCATTGTACACTTAGCTTAGTGTTAGGACTAGTTTTAGATTGTGGTATTGGATCTATCCTATCTTCTGGTATATCTCCCTTAACCATATCTTTTACTTCTAATATTTCTTTCTCTTTAGTTTTTAACTCTTCAGAGAAATCATAAACATCCAAACAAACATGTCCATTCTGTTTATCAACTGCAAGAAAAGCACCATGTGTTTTATTAGTAACAAGTGGATCATCTTTACCTGCATAAACATATGAACTAAGCTGGGATATATAACCGAATGGATCATCATCTCTTAACCTACCCTCTTTGAATTTTTTAAAGGCATAACTACTACATGACTTAACGTCAACTGTCATACCATCTATGATAGCATCTCTGTGACCTTTAACACCATGAACATCTAGTTTATCTTGCATTCCCTCAACCTTGTGTCCACTGGCAGTGGCTAAAGATAATATTAATTCCTCTATCATATCCCCATAAAAAAACTTTAAAAGTGTGTATGCTTCTAATGGTTCACCTTTACCTACAAGATTTATTTTGTACCACAGTTTACGTTTACATGGTGTCCCAACTGACGACAAAGATAGATAGGATCTAGGCTCTTGTGGTTTTAAAAATCTTTCACAGGAAAGTATGGCTAAATTAGAACTAAAGTGTCTAGTAACAGCTGCATTCCAATTGCCTTCACCTTGTATAGTAGAGTAAATATCTTCTACTAATGTATCAATCTTTTTCATAAGGTGATCCTTTATGTTTTCTTTTTCTAAATAATTTTTTAAGTTTTACGGGAATAACCTTGAGACTAAACTGAGGAGATTGTAAAGATTTAGCCTCAAGGTTTCTAGGTTTAGGTCTCTTAAAAGAGTACTTCTTCACTGGTTGCCTTAGATGGTTTTTTCGTAGAGGGAGGTACGTCACCATCATTTTGTGGTTGAATATACTCTACATGCTCAAGGACTTTTACTTTTTCTAGTCTCGTTCCTACATTCTGATATTTGGGTATATCATATACAGATAGGTGAACTTGAACAGTAGACCCATTACCAATTGGTCCATCTTCATCATAGCTCCAAGGCGTATCATCATTCTTTACAACAACTGGTGGACCACATTCCCAATCATTGTTGGTCTTGAACTTCCTATCAAAAGTTATCTTCTGACCCCTGCCTTGAGCATCTATAACACCTTTCTTCATAGACTTAGAAGACTTTAGTTTACCAAAGTTATCCTTGTCTAATATTACATCAATAGTACAAGCACCATCACTTGCTTCATATGTACCTTGTGCTTCAGGTGTTGGTTTGTAACCAGTCTTATCTCGATTTTGTTCAAATACTTTTGCCCACTCAGAGATGCCAGTTAATATTACTTTTCTTGTTGCCATTTAAGACTCCTATTATTTATCAAAAAGTTATTGTAACAAATTACTATTTGTATTGTCAATAGTATTAATGTATTTCTGAATAATTTTTTCCAAATTGCACATCAATACCTAGTTGTACATTTAATTTAAGCTGTTCATTTAACTTATCAACTGCCCAATATAATGCATTTTTATGCTCCCTCTCTTCGCCTAAAGGAACTACGTTAATACTTTCATCATGGAACTGACCCACAATGTTTGGTCTTTTAGTACGATAGAATGCTACCCACTTGTCAAAGCAGTAAGATCCTGTGCTTTGATTGATAGTAGAGAATGCATCTTTCTCATAGCGAAGACTATGCCAAAACTTACTAACTGGATTTTGTATCCACATCTCACCTGATACTCTTCGTATTGGTTGAGACTCAGAGAAAGCTTTAACAGACCAATTTCTTTTCCAGTAAGCATCAAGAAGTTCTTGTGCTTCACGTACAGACATACCTGTCTCTCTGGATAATTTAGCTGCACCTACACCATAGGTTGCAGAATAATTAACTACTTTAAAATTCTTTCGTAGTGACTTCAAATCTTTTTCACCACTATTATGTTTATTAATATCATCTTGTGTAATCTTACCTGCATGTTTAGCAAGGTCTAAGTGTGGATCAAAACCATCTCTTGACATTTCTTCTACATACTTTGGATCGTATGGTTTCATGTAGTGTCTTTTGGTAGTGTCTTCAAGAGAGGTCATATCAGCACCACACAATACAGTTTCATTAGGTGCTATCAAACAACTACGTATTTCTCTACCCCAAGGCTTATCAACTCCGGGAAGATTAACAAGAGGTTTCTTATGTTTAAATCTAAATGTATTAGTAAGACCATCTATCTCTGCTTTGAGATAACCATCTTGTTCACACTCAACAAAGCCATTAAAGATACCTAGTCTATGTTGTATAATAGTAAGACCCTCTAATGTTGCAACAGCTGAGTTCTTTTCTATTAATAACTTTACAGACTCTGTAAGCTCACCATTTTTTCTGACTTGTTCTACTTTCTTTTCTTCGCCAGTTTCTTTATTCTTGTTATACTTATAGGTACATGGCTTCCAACCCAAAGACTTTAACCAATCCTTTACTTGATCGGTAGAGTTAGGATTAGCATCTTCTGCACCTTTTACTACTGTTACTTCACCATTATATCCTTCAGGTAAACCATACTCTTCTAGTAAAGAGTACCATCTCTTACCATGAGAAGATAGAGAACCATCTTTTTTGAAACAAACTTTAGGTTTAGTTTGTACTCTGTATAATTTTCTCATTGGCATTGCGTCAGATAGTTCTGAAACTTTTTCTGCTTGTAAAGAAAGTAATTTATTAACACAAGACTTAGCCATATTTGTATCTAACTTCCAACCTTGTTGTTCAGCTTCTTTCGCACAATCCATTTTAAACTCTAAGTACCTGAAGAACTTATCTAATTGATACTTATCTTTATATAAATGTAGAAACCTTTTTAACAGGTTTGTCCACAATGCATCTGTTATCATTACATCATTAGTACATCTATCAACATACTCTTGTAGAGATAGGTTCTCCCAATCATCTATCTTTAGTTTAGGTATACCAAAGTCAGTAAAGAAACTATCAAGTCCATGCTTAGGTCTAGTTGGATTAAGAACCCAAGACATAGGCAGAGTATCAAAACGTCTGGCAGTAATATTAATATCTAGTATACGTTCTAATACTGGCACATCATAACGTATGATATTGTGACCTACTAATCCTTGAGCAGATAACAATACATCTCGCATGTAATTGTAGTCATCTGTAGCAGTACACTTAGATACCTCATCATCTGTATCTCTGAATACCATACAGTGTATCTTGTCTGGATTAATACCATTAGTTTCAATATCAAATATTATCATGCAGCTTCTTCTCTCCCTATGACAACCTCTTCAGTTAGGATAGTAGTATCAGGATTGTAGTATACTGTACCTGCATAGCCTAACTTAGCGAATGGTCTATTTTTATCGACAATAAAGGTAGTAGTATTTTGTACTATCTCATCTTCACTTTCTATATCTCTTTCAATCTTGATACATATAATAGCTTCCTCTTCAAGTGATGATGCATACTTAGTTCTACCATCATCATTGACTTGTGATATAAATACCACACCTATATTTAATTCTTTGGATAGCTGTGCCATTCTTGCTCCAAGAGATGTAAGCACAGAGGTAGCACCATCTACACCTGATTGACTAAGGTATGCTAGTCTTTGAACATGGTCTACAAAGATATACTCTGCACCATATACAGTTGCAGCTAGTCTAGTATACTCTAATAGTTTGAGTGGATCATCATGTGACCTCATCTCAAATACAACTGTACGTTCACCCTCTGTAGCATCCTTTGCAGCTTTTATAACATCTTCTTCTGATATTCTATTTTCTTTTGCATCATCTTTAGTTCTGACATTAACACCAAGATGATACGTAGCCATAGCTCTGTAGGTAGTAGACTTCATCTCTTCCATGTGCAGTAAAGCTATACGTGTGTTAGGATTTTTAAGTAGTCCAGTCTCAAAGTATCTTACTACCTCTGTCTTACCTGTACCTCTTGGTGCTTTGATAAATGTAAGACCACCTTTAACAACACCACGTATCTTATCATCAAGTCCAGAATGTCCTGTAGGTATGTAATCGTATGGACTCTCTGTAAGTATGGCTTGTTCTACCTCTTCATCAGAACAAAAGAAGTTTTCCGGTGAGTATCTCTGTGGCTTTTGAGCTGCCCAATAAAGAGGTTCAATGTCATCTGCTTCAAGAAACTCGTTAGCATCTTTATACTTAGACATTGGTACATAGTAAAACTTTTCTGGCAATGATTCATAGATTCTTTCAGCAGCTCGTCTACCTGCTTCATCAAGCTCACCTGCGTAGATTACTTCTTTAAACGCATTGAGATAGTTAAAGTTATTCTTAATGAACTTTTCACCAATAGATGCAGATGGCAAAGACTTAACAGGAAACTTCTGTCTTAGTATCTGATATAAACTAGCTGCATCAAATTCACCCTCAGTAATATAAATTCTGTGTGATGATCCTTGATTAAACTCAGGACCAAACAGTTCATTCATACCCACACCCCTGTCTTTTATCCAAGACTTAGACTTGTCATTGTAGTCTCTATACTTAACAGTGTGTGGATACTTGTAGGCATAACGAATAGGATTCTCGTTCTTGTCAGTTTGTATTTGTATACCATAAAGTTTACAAACTTCAGGATCAATACTACGTATACCATCAAAAGTCATTCCACTTACTTCTATGTCCATTACATTTACTCTCCTCTTTACAGGGTATCTATGTTCAACCCAATCATATGTACTCAATTTTGTTTTAGATGGATAGGACTCACCACAACTATGACAATATCCATACCCATCATTGTGCCAGTTGAATGCATCAGATGATCCACAATCTATATACGGACATGGTTGATGTGGGTTATCGTTCATCTTCCCTCCATAGTATTCTCAAGAATTGTAATTTGATCTTGAATATGCTCTAAATCTTTTTGTATTCTTAGTAAAAATATTAATAGATCATCCCTATCCTGTATAGTGCCTACCTCTTCAACTAGAATAGCTGTTGAAACACTAGCTTCTTTTAATGCCTCTTTAACCTTTTCATTTTGAAATATAGGATGGATATTTGCGAACTTGTCTGTCGATTGTGTTTTCATTTAGTCTCCTCTCTTTTTTTGAATAGTATCAGTGATTAATATTAATATCAAGCAATAGTTTTTCTTTTATCTAAAGCTTGTTTGGCAGTGTTGTAATTATGTTTGTTATATGGATTAAGACTTTGTACATTCTTGTGTCCTGTAACAGACATGATTGCTAGTTGATCTACACCACTCTCTATCATTTCATTGATAGCAGTCTTTCTTAGATCCCCAGCCCTAAGGTCATCAGGAAGGTCACACAGAGCTTTAACTATATTTACATGTTCACCTACTTGAGAACACGTATAAGGTCTGTAGCACCCATCAGAGGGTCTCTGAAAAGGTATTACATATTCTTGCCAACCCCAGTCTTTAAATTGTTCAGTTAACATCTCTAATATATTTGGTGCTATTGGCAGATTAACTGTAGCACCACGTTTACTTTGCGTAATTATAGCTTTCTTGTCTTCAAAACTAATACAATCCCAAGTTAAGTTACGTATGTCAGCTGGTCTTTGTCCCCACTCGTAGCACATTAATACTAACAAACCTATATTTCTGTATTTAAAGTGTTCAAATGCAGTATTAAGGAATAATTCTACTTGACTTTTAGTCCACACTACTGATCTAGGTTCATGATGTTCTTTCTGTACCTTAGCCATAGGATTGTGTGTTATTACATCAAGAGATACACAATAGTTTAGTAATACAGATAACAATCTAGCATGAGTGTTACCACTATTGACGCTAACTAACTCGCACCAAGTCTGGTATGCTTCTGCACAATGCTGAGGATTGATCGTGCCTACAGGTATATCTCCAAACTCTTTACCAAATATCTTAGTCCTACACACATAGTGTAACCCATAAGTGTAAGCAATTTCAGTATTATAAGTAAGTCTCTTAAAGTGAAATGAGTCTCTGTAGTGTGCAAATACCTGACGCAAAGTACTGCGAGAACCTATTCTTCCTGCTTTGATCTCACCCTTTTTATATTTTTCTATTAGTTTTAATAGTTTGGGTATCTCATATCTGGCAGTTCTACCATCTTGAAACGTAACATTATTTACAACACCTGCAATTTTTACATCATCAGGTGGCACAAATCTCCAAGATAAAGTGCCATCAGCTTTACGATACTTAGTTGTATACTTAAACTCCATCATCAAACCTATCTATATCTACATCACCATGTGCATCTTCAATTAGCTGCATGGCAAACTTATAAATTAATTTTTCTTTTGGTGGACCTTCATTCATGTGAGAGAACATTGCCTCTGCTTCTTCAAATGCCCACTCTCTTATATGATCATAACTATACAAATCTCTCATCCTTTCTAAGTTTTATTATCTTATCTCTAATAATAGTTAGCGTTTCATAACGACCATAGCGTAGATAATCATGCTTGTTATCTAGTAACATTGGTCTACCACTATTAGCATAGTCTAGTATCTCATCTTCTAACCAAAACTCAATATGTTTTAATATCTCTTTATCATTCACAGAAATTCCTCCATAGTTTACAGTTTGCAGTTTGTTTACATATTCTTTCATGTTTAGCATTTTCCCAACAATCGCCATCAGGTATATGCATTCTGACAAATGTATCCCATGTACCTAGAGATGCAAATAGGATCATGGCAGGAAATACTAACATAAAAAATACTATTGCTAAAAACGACAATCCAAACCCCTCATTATGATATGGTTTCATTTTAATCCCATCCTTTCTTTATACTCTTCATGTAGATCTCCATTACTCTTACCACCTGTACCATCTACACCAAAGTTACATGTTGCTAAAACGATAAGAAGAAGAATACAATAATAAGAAAATCTTTTACAGAATAAAAGAAACATTCTATAAGTTTCATCGGATTGTTCTTGACATACTTGTTTTATTTTATCACTCATACTTTGTTACCTCTCAATGCAAAATATAATCCACCAACCCAAAGTAATACATGAAGATTATCATAGAACAACACATCAAGTATACTTTCTGGATCACCTACCCATATTACACCAGTCATAATACAACACATAGTTACACCACTAAATCTTGTAATCATATCCCCTACCCAATCAGGCACTTCATACATCCACTGTATGTTCATGACTCCACCTAATAATAGTCCGATACCTGCAAAAAATTCACCATAAGTTACAACCCACCATGTTAGGTACGACAAACCATAAGATTCAGCTTCAGCTATATCAATAGGCATCTTCCACCAACCCTGTTGTATAAATACAATAGCTAATGGTATTCTCCATAGCCAATGTGTTTGACAAAATTCTGGTATTTTATTTATCATACTATCTCCTTACTTTAAGTATATTAATATTAATACTTATAGTATTACTAGTATACTTTAAGTAATACTATAAGTATATATAGTAACTAATTACTATAATTCAAGACCCCCAATAACTAATATCATTAGGTGTTGCATATAAGTAACGTAATACTAGATTATCCTCACTAGTATCTTCCCATTCACCATCTACAGCCTGCACAACTGTAGTAATTGTAACTACTGCACCACTCTCTGCAACTGCATGAGCTTTATCATTAGCTTCAGTTAAATCATCAGAATGAAACTGAGCTATTACTTTATCATCCTTAGTAACTGTGGTTCTATATACTATCATTAGCTTACCCTTTCCAAATATTCATTAATGTATCCATGATCTTGTAAACCCAATATCTCATGTAGATCATCAGCTGTGTAACCAAGCTGCTCTAGTAATTCTGCTATCTCTTCTGGATAGTCCATAACTATGTCATGAACTCTCTCATCACAATCATACCTGTAACCTCTAGGTGGATGCCCAAAGAAGTAATCATCATCATACCAATCATCATAGTAACTACCATAAGGACTACCCATCTCTATAACAGTATTGTCTCTGTAATATTGTAACTGATCCCAATCAGCAGATAGTAAAGACTCAAGTAGCTTGTACGCATACACAAGGTCTTGTTTTTCTTCTGTACTATGCTGAGAATAATAACCTACACTAACATTAGTACACTCTGATACTTTCGTTCTGTATACATTACTATCGGTATAAGATCCGTTAGGATCTGGTTTGAGTGGTAGATCAAGTGTCTTTGCTAATAACTTTGCAAACTTGTCAGACGCAGTACGTCTACCCATCTGATGTGTGATGATAGACTTCTTACCATATCTGTCAAAAGAGATAACATAGTTTACATCATCTAACCACTGTGGATCAGAGTCTACAAGAGATTTACTACCAACACAACCACCCTCTTCTTCTGCATGGATCACATACACACCGGGAATCTTAGCCTTGATCATGTTACAGATAAGCCATATGCCAGTAGTACAATCAGCACCTAGACACTCACCTTTACTCTTTTTCTTGAGTGATACTACACCATCTTTTGTCACTGCTAGTTTCTGTCTACCTGACGTTTTGTGTACTGTATCATGGTGAGCAGTAAAACAAACCTGTGGTTTATTACCCACTGTCAATACATAATTACCATACTTATCAGGTAAACCCATAATAGGTTCTAAGTATTTGTTACAAAATTCCTTTTGGGTATCACTACCTTGAGGTCTTTTGTACGTCATCATTTCTACTAAATCATACATTATTATTTATCTCCTTCTTCTTCTTCAGGATCATACCATAATCCATCATCATTTCTAACCCAACCTTTTTTCTCTAACTCAGGCACACAAACAAACTGACCATCTGTTGTCTCACCAATCTTATTATCTCTGTATATCATGCAAGTCCACTCGCACTCAAAGTAACCTAAGTCATGTATCTGATCATTAGGTATCCACACATCTTCTGGCTCAGAATATACACAATTCTCAGTGTCCCAAAATTCATCTAGTTCCTCAATATAGATAACGTGATCGTGATCTCTCCAAACATACTCTTCATGTGGATACACCTGAACAAGATCCTCATGTGGATAGTAGTCATCTGTCCAAGAACAGTAATCATACCTCTCATAAAAACAATCCTCACAATACATCTCATCACCATAAGATCTTATATAGTCCTCATCAATATGACAACCACAGTCATCACAAGAACAACCTCCCTCATGCAGAATACCATTATACTGACTAGCATCAATATCACCATAGTTATCTATCACTAAATAATCTTTACTTTCTATTGATAAACTTCTAGGTTCATAATCTAAGTAAGGTCCGATTACACCACCATCATAAGGTATGTGTAATAACCTAGCACCTACCCAATCAGCATGTTTACGTTCAGCATCAATCCTATCTAACTCATCTTTTATTTTATCCATAGAATGCTCACACACACCATAAATCGGACCTGCCTGTGGTCTATCCGTCTTATCTGTATGATAGACTAAACATCTAGAACCTGTGCGACCTTGACTATCTTTGGTATAGTAGAGAACAAAGTCACCTGATCCATACACATAAGCTGGATGATGTGATTGATCTGCAAAAGCATATCGCATACAAGAACAAGCAAGGGACTTACGCATAACAGTAGTCTTAGGATTGCCCATAGGTGCGTGGTTCTCTTCTTTGTACACACTAGCAATTACATTTGGATCACTAGTATGATGCAAGGTATAATCTTTACTACCAAACTCAAGATTGTATTTGTCTACTACTTCCCCAAGACCTGCATCACTAAGCTCTGGAAATATCATACGAATAGCTTTACCCACTTTCATAGCAGTTTCTCTCTCACGTATACGATCTTCATAAGATTTAGTAATAGATATCTTACCCACAAACTTTTGTGAACGAAAAGGATTAAGACAATCTAGACGATCACGTAGTTTATTATCTGGCATACTAATAAACACACCTGCTACATTACTGTGAAACCAATCACACAGTTCAGCATCAACTCTTGAGTGATCCCTGAATAATGAATTGTTACTTTTGGTGACAACTGCACCCCAATCTTTAAGCACAGGATCAGTAATCTCTTTACCTTGATAGACCTTGAAACCCTGCTCACAGTTTGTAACATGATAAAGAATATTATCGATAAGCACCATGCCATCTTGTAATATATCATCATCTGTTTTGGTGAATCTATCCCCCCTCAATATAGGATAGGCTTTACCTGCCCTGTAAGGAATATCAGCAGGATAAATCGCACCATTACGTTCTGGTTTTATGTAAAAGCTCATAGTTTTTCTCCTCTCTTAGCTGTTGTATACATCACTTACCACCTTTCCATAAAGTAACTAAGTATTGCCAATGGTTATCTTTATTATACATATACCACCTCTTTTTTATTATGTCAACTGTGTAAAAAATTAATTTCTGATTGTATTTTTTCTTCCTTTTCTAATATCTCACTATCAAGAGTTGCTTTTAATTCTTTTAGTTGGGCTAATGTCCAATGGTCACGAATTAAATAAGCAGTTCGCATAGTATTACATTCATGTTTATCTATTCTTTGTAAATAATTATAACCATATTCTTTGTGTTCTTTTTTAGTGTGTTTAAAACCATCACCCATTTCTTCATTTGTTTTCCAATGTTTCATTTTATAATCCTCCTCTATGTCAAACATAATTTTTAAGACCAATCATTTCTATCATCAACATACAATGGATAACCTAGCCTTTTGTAAAAGTCAGCACAGGCATCCATCAAATTCATATCATAGTGTCCACTATAATAAGTATATTGACCATCATCCATTACATCTTCAGCAATGGTCATAAAGGGTCGATCCTTAAACGTAGGATTAAGAACCTTACAAATAATATAAGTATTACCCGTATCATTAGTTTCTCTATCCATCACTAACACTTCAGTCATACCTATATAAAGGCAGTTGTACATCTTTTCATACTCATTCATATAACTCTCCATCATTTAATTATAATAGGGTACAAAAACCCACTCATACCGAATAGATTAAGTACCAACTCAATAAGGTATACCACCACTATAATAATGATACAATACCTTAATCTTCCATAAACATAATAATCCATGAAACACTCCATCACTTAAATTAATAGGCAGTTTTACTAGATGCCTAGCTAGGTGAAAGGTTCATTCTTATTTAGCTAATGAGCTTTATGCGTGTGACTCCATCACTTACATCAAGTGTTATAATGAACCAATAACACAAATAAACAAACAATACATCATTTGTTTATTAATATTATTGAATAGGTAAGCAACCACCTCATGCGTAGCTGCTTACCTTATAAGGATCAATTACTTAGTCATTAAGTATTCATTGATAAGTTTGTAAAAATCCATATCAATGTTATCTACTTTATGCTTTTCGCTATCTTTCTCAGCACCTTGTAAAGCTTTCTCAATAATTGCTTTTGTTTGGTTAGCAATTTTAAGAGTATCAACACCCTTGTATTCAGCTTCTTTTGTGAAAGTAGACCAAGTATTTTGATGTGCAGTCACCACATCATCATAAGATACCTTAGTCTGTTTCTTATTATATGTGAAAAGAGATTTTCCATCATCACCCTTTACCCATTGAAAACCACAATGTGCTTCAATCCATGCTTTGATTGCGTTATTGCGTACTGCTGATCCATCAAGCTCTAATACTAGAGTATTCATAAATCTGCAAGCAGTGCCTACATCACCTGATTGATGCCAACGTAACATCACTTTAGTCAATACTGATTGAATAGCATTATTAACAGTTTTTACTTTTGATTTTACTGCAATAATATCTTTCTCAATCATTGCATCAGTTACAGTTACATTTAAAGTTTTTGGTAATTTTACGTTTGATTTAGTCATAATTTTTATCTCCTCATAATATGACAAATATTGCATACCATCATTGATATACAATACAATTCATACATCACATTATAAGAAACTTGAAAGGTGCGATAAACAAAGATTAGACATAACATACTAAGAGTGTAAACAATCAAGCCATACACTAATAGCGTACTGCTAAACACCTCTTTGCTATCGCACCTAATACTGCCGACCCACTCGCTTTTTTGCATACCTTTAACGTATACCATACTTTGATAGTAACTAGCACTTCTGTGGACTGTCTGATTACAGGTTACTTGTGGTTAGCTTTCAACCCGATATCAGCAATATAAGACTACTCTATTTTTTATAGGGAAAGTTTTATGAGTAGTTATAGAAAACCCTATTATCTTATTATATATAAATCTAAAATTTCTGTTTTTATAAAATCCTTTTGTTGTCGTTGTTAAGTGACAGATAATAACCCTTAAAAACTTTACAAGGGTTAACAATAAAAAAAATTTAACTTTTTTGTAAAATAGTTGTTAAGTTATTGATATTAAAGAGAAATAAATTTTTACATTACGTTACGTCAACTAATAAAATAAATTAATATTATTAGTGTAGTTTAGAATAATTCTAAATAGTTTTGATTAGTGTACAATATTCTAAACAATAGGTAATTTTTAAATAAATAGTTTAGCATTAAACTAAATTAATGAGATAGTTTAACATTAAACTAATTTGATGCAGTATAATCTAATGATAAACTAAATAATGATTTAATACTAAACTAAAAATGTAATTCTTTTAGGGATATAGCCACAAAAACACTAAAAAGTGATGCGATATCAATTATTTATAGTCGTTTTATAATCTTATATTCTAAAAGTTATCTAATAAAATCAAATACTTAGCTAAAAATGTCAAGAACTTGACGAATATGTCAATATTTTGACGCAACTCCTCATCAAGTGTCAAATTTTTGACAGTAGTTTTAAAGAAAGGTAGGGCGCGCAAGGGCCAGTACCCCCCCTCTAGATAGTATGTATACCCAATGACAGAGGGGTAAATTTTTGAAGTGTTAACTACATGGCTGTTAACAAGTAAATTTAGAGTAATTGTTGCAGTAATCCTACATATTTTAATTTATTTTGTATTAATACTTGACAGGGGGGCATAAAGTGTTATATAATATACTTAAAGTAATACTTAAAGTGCTTTATTACTACTTCTTATATAGTATTAATAATATACTTTAAGTATACTTTAACGTAAATCATAAAAATTTTAATCTTTATT